TGTTACAGGAACATCCACCGACAACGATGTATTCGGATATCAAGAACGTTGGGCAGAATATCGCTATAACCCTTCTCGTATTAGCTCTCTTTTCCGCAGTACTGCTGCCGGAACTATAGATGCTTGGCATCTTGCTCAAAAGTTTACAACTTTGCCTACTTTAGCTAATACATTCATTGAGGAAAACCCCCCAGTGGAACGTGTAGTTGCCGTAGGTAGTGCAGCAAACGGTCAACAATTCATCTTTGATTCTTTCTTTGATGTTAAGAAAGCAAGACCAATGCCAATGTACTCTGTACCTGGCTTAATCGATCACTTCTAATGATAGGCGAAATGATCTCTGCCGTTGGTTCCTTAATTGGAACCAATATGGCTAACCAAGCAAATGCTGATCGTGCAGCAGAAGCTAACCGCTTCTCTGCCGAACAGTATGCTAATCGCTATCAAACTACTGTTAAAGACTTACAGGCAGCAGGGCTTAGTCCTATGCTCGCCTATAGTCAAGGTGCTGGAAGCTCACCATCTGGTGCGCAAGCTGCTCCAGCCCAAAATGCTGTAGGCAATGCCGTTGAAGCTTATCAACGCTCTAAATCTGTATCTAGTGCTGCCGAACTACAACGAGAGCAAAGCGAAGTTGCTAAATCTCAAGTAACCCTTAATAGCGCTACTGCAGCTAAACAAGTCGCAGACGCAAAAGTCGCAGACGAACAAGCGGAATTACTACGCTTGGATCAACAAAAACGTAAGGAAGACATTCCTGCTACGCAAAATCTCGCTAAGGCCTATGAAGGCCAAGCTACTGCTTCTGCTGCATCTGCTGCTCAATCTTATAAACAAATTGAAGCATTAACCCAAAACATTACTAATCTAAAAGCTGAATTACAACGTATTCAGCAAAATAACGACCAAAATGCTCCGGAATCGGAAATGGCTAAAAAGTATCCTACTTTTTATTACATTTTCCATAAACTAATGCCATCTATCTCCGGCTCAGCCGGCAATGTATCCCGCTTTATACCTCGATAAGGAATGAAAATGACTAAATTAACACTGCGTACTCCGTACAATTATGATACGAATGCTGCGTCAAATGAGTCTGGGCTGAATTGTGAGGATTCATCCCGGACTCAGCAGCATTTCAAAGACGAATGTGATATTAACAATATCCTTCGTCAATTCAATATTACTGGCCAGCTGCCAGCTCAAACTTTAAACCCGAAATACGGTGATTTCACCGGTATTTCAGACTATAAAACCGCGTTAGACCGCGTAATCTCGGCTGATGAAGAATTTATGAATCTTCCAGCCAATGTCCGGGCCCGTTTTAACAACGATACGGCCCAATTGATCGATTTTCTCGACAATGAGGACAACCGCTTAGAAGCGGAAAAATTAGGCCTTGTAGAGCCTAAAATCACCCTTGATGCGCCTTCTGTAGAAGAAGCCACCCCTACTCCGAAGGAGGTCGCGTAAGCGACGCACAGTTACCTTACTTGATGTAACTGTGCTAGGTGGTCCCATAACCACAAAAAACTGATAAACCAAGGACAAAAAAAATGAAAACATTACATCGTAAGCATGTAAATAAATATAAAAGCGCTAAGCGCTTCCGTAATCACACTAAGACTACGAAATCTGCCAATATGCAGAAAGCCCCTATGCGTGGAGGCTGGAGGCTCTAATAAAGCCTCTGGACACCTCACATGTCCTGTGTTAATCCCCTCAAAGCATTTCAATGCTTTGACAAATCAATTGTTTTCGATGAAATTCGAAAACACGATATTGTTCGGTCGTTATCACTGCCCTGTGGGCAGTGCATTTCTTGCCGACTAGAAAAATCCCGACAATGGGCCATGCGTGTAATGCATGAAGCCCAACTACATGAAAACAACTGCTTTATAACCCTCACCTATGACAATGCACATCTCCCAAGCGATAAATCGCTACATTACGAAGACTTCCAAGCATTTATGCGAAGATTCCGAAAAAACGTCAAAAGACGATATGGAGTGCAAAAAGTGCGTTTCTATATGGCTGGAGAATATGGTGAGCAGTACGGACGGCCCCACTGGCATGCCTGTATCTTCGGACACGATTTTCATGATAAAAAATTCCTTAAAAGGACTTCCGCTGGTTCTATACTATATCGATCCAAAGACCTTGAAGACCTCTGGCCATTTGGCCATTCCTCCGTTGGAGACGTTACCTTTGAGTCTGCTGCATACGTTGCTAGATATATTATGCAAAAACAAGCCAGCGACAAAATAAACCCTAAAACTGGTAAACCATGGAATTCCATATACGATCTTACTGATGCAGAAACTGGAGAAATACACAAGCGTAAGCCTGAGTTCAACAAAATGTCATTAAAGCCGGGAATCGGCGCAGAGTGGTACAAAAAATTCAAAAGTGATATATATCCTCACGACTACGTGGTAGTACGTGGACAAAAAATGAAGCCTCCCAAGGCGTATGACAAAATGTATAAAAAAGATAATCCATATGAATATGACGAATTACTTTACAAACGTGAAACTAATGCTAAACTAAACCCCGATAATCACGATCCTAAAAGATTGGATGCGAAGCGACAAATCTTAGAATCAAAATTATCACTTTTAAAACGTACCCTCACTTAAAGGAACCTCACAATGACTATCCATATTATTGTTTCTGTTAAAGACCGCGCAGTAGACGCCTATGGCCGTCCATTCGTTGTACCTACAACTGGTGCTGCCGTTAGATCCTTCACTGACGAAGTTAACAACAAAGATTCAGAAATGAATCGCCACTCCGTAGACTATGATCTCTACGACATGGGCACATTCTGTGACCAAACTGGTACATTCTTACCACCTGATGGTGGTGTACCTAGGGTTCTTACTAGAGCCCAAGACGTAATTATTAAAGAATAAGTATTTAAACTAAGGGTAGAGAAATGGCAACATTTCTCACCCAACAACCCACTGGAGCTTGCACTCATGCATCGTAACCAATCTGTAAATGTTCATCAATTTACAATGATTCCAAAGGCTGATATACCTCGTTCATCCTTTGACTGCCAATCAACACACAAAACTACATTTGATGCCGGCTATTTAGTACCTGTCTATGTAGACGAAGTACTTCCCGGTGACACATTCAAATTAAACATGACAGCGTTTACACGTCTGTCAACACCATTGTTTCCAATTATGGATAACATGGTTATGGACTCGTTCTTCTTCTTCATTCCAAATCGTTTGATTTGGGATAACTGGGAACGCTTTATGGGATCACAAGATAACCCAGGAGATTCAATCTCCTACGTTATCCCTCAACAAGTATCACCAGCTGGTGGATACGCTATCGGCTCATTACAAGACTACATGGGATTGCCCACTGTAGGACAAGTTGCTTCTGGTCAAACTGTATCGCATGCTGCATTATGGACACGCGCATATAACCTTGTATATAACCAATGGTTTAGAGACGAAAACTTACAAGATTCTGAAGTAGTAGATACAGGCGATGGTCCTGATAACGTCGCAAACTATGTATTACTACGTCGTGGCAAACGTAAAGATTACTTTACATCTTCTTTACCATGGCCACAAAAAGGTGCTTCTGTAACATTACCTTTAGGTTCATCTGCACCTATTACAACAAGCGCAGCTTATACCGGAAACAACAACGGCCAGCTAAGTATTGCTGGTACCGGTCAACAATTCATTAATATTGGAGGAGCTACTGGTGACAATAAAATGTACGCTGATTTATCAGCTGCGACTGCTGCAACAATTAACCAGCTCCGTCAATCTTTCCAAATTCAAAAACTGCTCGAACGCGATGCTCGCGGAGGTACTCGCTACACTGAAATTATTCGTAGCCATTTCTCTGTTATTAGTCCTGATGCTCGTTTACAACGTCCTGAATATATTGGAGGAGGTTCCTCCCCGATCAATATCAACCCGATTGCTCAAACTTCGGGTACTGGAGCTAGTGGAACGTCTGCCCCTCTGGGCACACTTGGCGCTATGGGCACTGCCTTGGCTCACAAGCATGGCTTTACTCAATCGTTTACTGAACACGGTGTCATAATCGGATTAGTATCCGTAAGAGCTGACCTTACATATCAACAAGGTTTACACCGTATGTGGAGTCGTTCTACAAGATACGACTTCTATTTCCCAGCATTTGCAACCTTAGGCGAACAAGCCGTCCTCAATAAGGAAATTTATGTTACAGGAACATCCACCGACAACGATGTATTCGGATATCAAGAACGTTGGGCAGAATATCGCTATAACCCTTCTCGTATTAGCTCTCTTTTCCGCAGTACTGCTGCCGGAACTATA